GATACATAATTTCTTATATATTATATTAGTAAGGTTAACCAGAATGGTATACCCTAATTGTAAAGTTACTTTAATCAAGAGAGTATTTAAAACGATTTTTAATATGTTAAAACATAATAAAACGTTGTTTACTGTGAATTACTTAAAACAATGTAGATTGTTGATAACAAGATACATGTGTGGTAAGCCAATTCGCACTAATAAGTACTTAATCGGGACTAAAGGCGGATTTCCCTTAAAGTTTTATTATTTAAAACCTCTAATTGATAGTGGAAATATAAATCAAATTAAATTTGTATTAACACTAATGAATATTAGTAGGACTATTCAACCTAAAAAAGGTGAAAAGATCCCACTAAATTTCAAATCTATAATAGATGGTCCAACTAAACGTTTTAAAACGGTTAGTGGGCAATTTATAAATAGATTCATTGAGGATTTTAATTTAACTTTTAAATTACCCCAATATACTACAAATGATTTCTTTATGAGTTTGAAACAAGGACCTCACGGTCCTAGCATTCTGTCAATAATGGAAACCATTAAGTGACTTAATGCAAAACAATTGTTTTATATTTCAACACTTATAAATGATCATTTTTTTGCTGAGTATATTGGTTCATTTTACTCATTTATGAAACATAATAACTTAATTATACCGGATGGTACTAAAGAAGGAAAGGATTTCAGTAAATTTACTGGTAGTCCTGACAGTCTTAGATCAACAGGGAGATTAAGTATTATAAAAGATCCTGAACTTAAAATGAGGGTTATAGCCATTTCTGACTATATAACTCAATTTACTTTAAAGCCTATTCATAAGTTAATGATGGATAATTTATCCAAATTTCCTTGTGATAGAACTTTTACTCAAGATCCGTATCATAAATGGGAAGGGAATGATCCTTTCTATAGCTTGGATCTGTCAAGTGCTACTGATAGATTCCCGGTACACTTGCAACAAAAACTATTAACTTATTTAGTATCAAAAACTAATAATTTAATGTTTAGTTATAAGTATGCCGAGGCATGAAAGAATCTGCTTACTGATAGATACTTCCTATATGAAGACTACAAGTATAAATACTCTGTAGGTCAACCTATGGGAACATATTCATCATGAGCAGCATTCACTCTAGCCCACCATCTGGTAGTGCAGTTTTGTGCATATAAATGTGGTAAATACCCATTTACCA